GTTAAATATGTTCCAGTTCCATTTATTTCTTTTAGTTTTGTTACAAGAGCACCAACAATAGACTGTCTTCGTGTAGTATAATCTCTTACAGCCATTATTGTCTCCTTGTATAAAATCTTCCTATTGCGTATTGTGCCATAATTTCTCTTATGGAACGATCAATTAGTTTTCTAGGATCTCTATCCGGGTCTCCTTGAGCGTAACCAGGTTCAAACGTTTGATACGGATACAACTGATATGTGTATCCAATACTAGGAAACCCTTGTCTAGTTGGAGTTATATCAGTAACTCTTACTCCTGAAGCAAAGCGTCCTGTTCTATAGTTTAGTGCAGGATCTCCCATGTTTTTTGCAACTACACTAGGCAATTGTTGATTAAGTATTCCTAAAAAAGTTGTTAAATTAAACTGAGATCTTCTAACTCTTTTCCCTTTCTTAACTGTACCTGCGGATTTAGAGGCTACTCGTATTGTTTCTTTCTTTCTAGTTGTAGATACTTTTCCCTTACTTTTACTTTTTGCACTTTTAACTTTCGGGTCTGAGCTTTTTACAGTTATATCTCGTCCTTTTAAGCTGCCAGTTAGTTTGTCTAAAATATGCTTTTCCATCTTTTGTCGAGCACTTGAAGATCCTTCTATTTCTAACAATGGGAGCTCTTGTAAAAAACTTCTCCAAAGCCTCTTTAATTCTTTTTCTGCTTGTGCATCTTTACCTACGTTTTCTGATCCCTCTTGAAATACAACAGTAGAAAAATAGTCTGCTCTTAATTTACTGTTTTTCGTTACTACCATATCATATTTGGTAATAATTTGTTGCAACTGTTCCCTTCTAACTTTAGGAACTTCTGCTTTTTCAAAATATGCGTCTAAGTTACTTGTTAATAGTGCATACTGTTCGGGCGTAAATGAAGAGATACTTCCAGCGATTTGAACCTCTGATACAGCTCCTCCAATTACTCCATGTCCTTTATGTATTCTTGACTTTACAACATCTTTTTGATTTTTAGTAATTGCTCCCTGATCCTGTAAAGAATTCAAAATAGCTCTTTTTACAATATTTATAGAGCCTCTAAAACTATTTACAACAAAAGCATCCTTACCCAGCTTATAAACATTTTTTCCGTATACTTCGGGAATTTTTGCAGCTATAATATTGAATCTTCTCTTATTTCTTCTTCTATAGCCTTCCTGCAGTCTTTTTGCTCGTTCTCTTCCTACGTCTAAAGCTTTCTGAGCCTGTCGTTTGGTTATTTTTATTTCTGGGTAACTTTCTCTTATTACATCTATAAATGCTTTTATGTCTTGTAAAATTAAAAATTGACCTTTTTGGCCCTCTACTTCTCTTCTTCTTTCTTTGTCCAGCTTTCTTAATAGTGGATTAACAAAACTTTTTTGAAATGCAGACTTACTCATTAATAGGTTTTATATAGATCCAACACACGTTTAATGTGATCTGGAAAGCCTGGATTATTTGCCATGCTGCTGCTTCCTTGATTCTGTACTGTAGCGCCTGAAAGAGTTTGCCTTTGCTTGTGCTCATCTTTCAAGTAGTATGTAACTAAGTCATACACTGCAAGTTTCAAATCTGCAGGAGTAGCGGAATACCCTGCAGTATAAACTACTTTTACAGCTCCAGGACCACGATGCCAGTTTCTGTAGTAAGCACTACCGTTTGTTCTATATAAAGAATCGGTGCCAGTATCTAAATAATATTCATAGCTTCCTGTAGTAAGAGTAGTATATGCTTCATTATAGGAAGCCCGCTCTTCTACCGAAGTGATGCTATTTACAGGACTTTCTGTAAGTTGCACTATATGAGTATCATAATTTACATTTATATATTCTGTTTTTTCTGTAGAGTAGTAATCTACAATGCTATTTCCACAATAAGTTTTTACTAATTGACTCACAGCAGGAATTAATTCTTCTAGCCGAATATCATCTTTTGTGCCAGAAATTCCTTCAGCATCTTTATATTCTTGAACTGTAATTAAATTAGCCATAAGTAAATTAGTAAAAACTTAGGGGGAGAAGCCTCCCCCTAAGATCCATAGCTAGTTAGCTATTAGGCGTATGCCCAACGTACTGAAGGAACGTTTGAACCAGAGTTCGCGAACAGTTCGTTAAAGCCCAGAGACTGAGCAGCAACGATCACGTTACGCTGTTCCTTAGTGATGTAGTCTGTTTCGATTGTTACACCGCGCAGACGTGGAATCACATAGTTTCTCATATTTACAGCCAAAGCCGCAGTAGTAGTTGCAGCACCAGCAGCGCCCAAGTTATAGGCCAGCTGATCAGTAGCAACTACTGGAGAACCAAATACTGAACCCATTACACCAGTGATCTTCGCTGCCAGATCGTTACCAACTTCATTTACATCGGTAAAACCTGTAGCATCAATCAGCTCGTAGTAAGCATCTGTAGGTACGATGTACGCTACGTCAGCAGGATTCAAGCCATACTTACCCATTTCCTTACGCATTGCAAGAAGGTTAGCAGGAGTTACTTCATCAGAGCCTGAAGCGTCAAGCGCAGTCAGAGCTGATGCAGTTGCAAAACCATTAGTGTCGTCAGTACCTGAAGCACCAACAAGACCAGTAGCGAACCCACCAGAGTTACCAACAAGGATAGCCTTATCAATAGCAATAGCGTGTGCACGTGCAAGTGCGGAAGTAATCATCGGAAGAATTGATACAACGATTTGCTCGTCAGTATCATTCGAGATGAATGTGCTTGAAATCAATCTATGCGCCTGAAGAACAACACGACCTACGTTGTAGTTGTTGTCTGAAGCACCTGCTTCTTCCAAGTTGTTAGCTGCAGTTTCTGCACCAGCAGAGCTCCAGTTAGCAGCTTCAGTCTCAGGAGCCAAAGGCAGTACAGTCGCACCAGATGTTACGTTAATTTCACGGAACAATGGAGCAATCTTCTGCTCTTGACGTACTTCTTCTTCAAAAGCAGAAGAAACGCTTACGTCGATACCAGCAGATGTGGTAGCATCATAAGTGATTTCAGCTTTTTCAAGAATTTCTTGACCGTAAGAAGTATCCCAACCCTTACGAGTAATTTTACCAAGAATGTGAGCATTAAGAAGATCTTTAGCATGAGTCTTAAGATCACCCGCCTTACGGCCAGAAAAATCTCGCTTGCTACGACGCATCGCTTCAAGCTCATCAGCTTTCTCCTGAAGCTCTTTCTTGTATCGGTCGAGAACTTCTGCAGTATCTGCATTGCTCGCTTCCATTTCTTTACGAAGGTCTTCAACAAGACGCTCCGCACCAGTTTCAACACCGACACGAATCGCTTGCTTAGTTTCAGCTTCAGCAGCTTCTTTTTGAGCTGCTTCTTCTGCTGCCTTCTCTGCTTCAGCTTCCGCTGCAGCTTTTTGCTCGGCTTGCTTCATAGCGATAGTAGCGGCAGTTTCCTCTGCTACTTTTTTCGCAAAAGCTTCCAAGTCGATTTTCTCATCAGACATATCTGTCTCCTTTTGCGTGGATTGAGTATCCACTTCTTCCGGTGCGTCACTAGCTACACTAGATGCATTAACATCTTCCTTAGCCAGAGACTGACCGGCTAGATCGACACTATTTATGAAAGTTTTCTTAAACTCCTCGTACTCTTCTTGAGAGTCAAAGGACTTAGCCAAAGAAAAAGTAGCTGCTTGATTACAAGGCACAGAAACTACCGAGACCTCAAACAATTCAGCATCCTTAATCATTAATCCGTCGCTTTCCTTTAGATAATCCGCATCCTTGACTCGAAAACCGACGGAAAAAGCTCCAAGGATACCTTCTTTAACTAATTCACACACGTTGGCGGGAGCCGACTTGCTAATTTTAGCTTCTAGCTCTAGCCCGTTGTCTGTTACCTTAAGTCCCGTTGCACGACCGATAGGACGATCGTAGTCATGATTGAAAAGAATAATAGGATTCTTTTCAAAGTTAGAAAGACCGCCCTTATTCCAGGCTTCTGAGGCGATTACATCGCCTGCTCTATCAGTATCTGCGGTACTTGCCATACCACGAATAACAACAGAGCCGTCTTCAACTTCATGAGACTTAAAGGTAGAAGTTAAGTTAAATATTTTATTCATCAACCTTACCTTTCTTTGCTGTAGTTACAGTCTTCGCCATAGGTATATCTATTTTTGGCGGTTTTGGCTTTTCAATTACAAACTCATTTACACCTAAATCAGGCTTTTTATTTGCAAGTTCCCAAAGTTCTGGTTGTTCGTTCTCTATGAGCATTAAAGCTCTGTGCCAAGATCCTGCGATTCTATTAATCTCTTTTAGAGTAATCATTCTTGGTCTTTGAGGATGTACTCCATACTCTTTCTGCGTGGGTACTTTTCCTATTTCTGCAAGAAACATTCCTAAGTCTTTTGCTAATCTTCGTTTCTGTCCTCGTGTTGCTGCCATTAGTCCTCCTCTGACTCTTCTGGACGACCCCCTTCTGAAGGGTCTGCGGCACTACCCGCAATATTTGCTGGTATTCTTAACTCGTCTTGTCCTTCAATAGGCTCATAGCCAAGTTGAGATCTAGCTTCATTTGGGCTAAGTATTCCTGCATTTACAAGAGATTGATAGTATTGTGACTGATCTCTCAGTTCTGGTTGAAGTGCAGGAATTCCAGTTACATCTTCTCGAATAACAAATCCAAAGTATCTGCTAAACGCAAAATTCATTTTACGAACTATTGGGAGAACAGTTTCCAAGTAGTATAAACGCATATTGGGACGAATATTAGCATTGTTTCCTGAATCCAATAATATGGGAGGTACCCCAATAGCTTTAAGTATAATCTTTTCATTTTCAGTGATTGCATTGGTAAAGTCAAGCTCTCGAAAGTTTACATTTGAAATCTTGTCAACTTCTATGCCACCATCTAAAATAAGAGGCCTTCTACCTCCGGAGTCTGGTCTGTAACGAATAGACCAAGACTGTAGCATTCTTTCTTTGATCTTTTCTGACAGAGTATTTGGCGACTTGAGTACAAGACCTGGAACAGCTCCGTTCTTAAAAAAGTTATCCTGAAAAGACCGCATATTTGCCATCAGTTCCATAGTACGAACTGCTGGCTTTAATCGTGAAACTCCTCGATAAATATCATGAAAAGAGTTTTCTTTAATATGTATTATTTCATCCGGGCCATAATCTACATCGTTATAAGTATATTTTTCAATATAAGTTTTCTTATCTGCGTGAATTGTTACGTTATCGGCAGGTAGGTGATATAGATGTGCGCCATCGAAGTATACAAAGATATTTCCATCAATAAGATAGTCTGTAATAAGGTTTCGCTTAAAAGTGCTTATATCCTGAAACAGATTTGGTTCTGTGTTTAACAGAGTAGATACTTTTGCTCTTTTTACTCCTTTTACAACTCCGGAAAAACCTTCCTGAGTTACTTCTAGTGGAATTTCAGCAGTGTCATCAACTACAATGTTTACGGCTCGGTTTACGATTTCAAGAGTTTCATAATACCTTTCGTAACGTGTTGTAAATTCTCTGG